GACATACGTGTTCGCCCAGTCGCTGGTGATGTAACCACCGCTGGTGACCTGTGTGTACGGCATGAACCCTCCCGGGCTGTGAGGGGGCTACCAGCCCCAGCGGGTTAGATCGAAATAGCCGGCCTGTGAATCGGTGCCGTCGAACAGTGCCTGCCCGACGTTCTCGTAAGCAGCCGCTGACGAGAAGTTGATGGTGGTCAGTCAGTTGTCGGGGGTGATTTAGTGCATCACTCCCTCGATGAACGACAGCTGCGAGATCTGTGTGGATTCATGCACCGGCGTGTGCGTTATGCGTGCGCCGCCTCGAAGCCCGATTTGGCCCGAAGCGAGATACCCGAACATCGTGCCACCTGGTGTGCTGTCCGCATACGAGGCGTTCTGCGATGCCAACGGTGAAACCGTCAACGACTCAATGCGGAACTCGGGGTTTTGGAACACGTCAATCTGACGGGCTGCCAAGCGACGCACTGTCGCATCGGACTCGTTGAGAAGATCAGAGCGGCTGTCCAACCGATCGCCGTACAACGCTCGGGACTGCTCTGCGGTCACTTGCTGGACGGCGCCACCAACCGATTGGTATTCCACGACGTTGGTGACCAGATCACCGTTGTAGGAATAGGCGACGTCTTGAAACACAACTCGGGTCGCAGTCGCATCGGACGCCTGATCGGCAAACGTCACAAGGTTCGCCAGTCGCCCCTTTTCAACCTGAGCGTTGATGGCATCGAAAGCGGCAGTGCCATCGGGCCGGACGTAGAAGTAACCGCCCTCGGAATCCGAAGTGATCTGCAGCAACGCCGTTGCGTCACCTTCAAGCGTTGTCGCTTGCAAAGTGCAGCTGCCGTCGTCAATGTCTCGAGGACCGGTCCACCTAGCAGCGTCCAAGATGCGATTGATTCGAGCGCCGGACAGTTCGCCGGCACCTGCAGCGGTGCGGGCAAGACCCCGCCACTGCGCCAGCCGCGACTCAATGCCAACGGCGGAGACATCCACGATGGCGTCGTAACCCATCTCGGGATACTTCAAATCCCACGACTGGATGAGCCCGGTGAACAACACCCACGAATAGGTGATGCCGCCCGTCGTGTACTTCGCCCTAACTCGGATCTGGCGCAACACACCGATCGTGGTGGATGCACCGTCACGGTACGGGCTTTTCTTGTCACCCGTAAGGTTTGTCGGCGAGAACCGACCGTCAATGTTTGACAAGCTGATTGAGGCGGTCGCCGTGTTGTACTTGTTTGTCTGACGAGAGAACTGGTGCGAGGTTTGCACCGAAGTCACCCACTGGGTGATGTCGGTCCACTCCGGGTCGTAACCGGTGAAGCGTGCAGTCTCGCCGGAAACATGCGGCGTTGAACCGAACACGTCCTCATCCCACTGCGTGAGCCCTGACGGGGCCGGCGGTGGACCAACAAACGACACCGGCCGGGACAGATCAGCCTCGACGTACAGGGTGACTGCGCCACCCCAACCTGTCGTGCCCATCAGTTCCTCCAGCCAGTGCCATTCATGCGCTCAAACCTGCGGATCGCTTCCACGACATCGGCACCATCGGTGCCAGGAGGCATCGTGATGTTCACCGTCATGGTGTTCCCACCACCATCGCCGGCCATGGCGTGTGACGTAGACAGTGCGTTGACCACCGAACCCGAGCTTGAGGGGACGAAGAGCTCGGGGCCGTGCTCGCCGACAAGCGACATGCGCCCGGCTGGGAGGAAACCGCCGGAGGCGTTAGGAACCCAATTCCCCTCGGCATCTCGATGATGCGTGCGCAGAAAGTTCGACGAACCTTCGCCGCCCTGATGAGTAAGGATCATCAGATCTCTCAACTCTTTGAAATGCTTGATGGTTGCCTGTAGTTGCTCGTCTTCGGTAAGAACCTTCAGAGGCGATTTGTTCAGAGCGTCAGCCGTTACCAACGCTGTGTAGCCAACAATGCCCATGTCAGTGGCCAACTGTTGTGCGGCTAGGGAACTTGGATCAATTCCAACGTCTTTCAGCAGTTTCATTGTCTGCTGGAACTTTTCCTGACTTGTAGAGCCAGTTATTTCAGATTCCGCAAGTTTGCCAAGAGCGTCTTTGAGGCTTAGGGCCGCCTCAACCTGTTTGATGTAGGCCTCTTTTGCCTCCGGCGATTTGGCTGCATGGGTTTTCAGCGTTTCGTTGTAATCATCCTGCGCTTGCTTCAGTCCCGTTTGAGCCCGCATGGCCGCAAAGACAGGGTCAGTTGTTGCCCGCATTGCGTCTTGAACACCTTGAATCGCAGTGACTAGTCGAGCGTTCTCTTCAGCAGCAAGTGCGGCAGAGGAAGCAACATTACTTTCGGTGGCGGCAAGACTGTCGCCCGAAGATGCTGCAAGATCAAATGAAGTTCCCAAAGAGCCGAGAGTTTCTTGAAGTTTCTTGGATTCGTTAAGAGTGATGTCGCCTCTCATAAACGCATCGCCAATTTCGCTGAGAGCTTTCTTTGCAGCTGGCCCTAGTTTTTCGTACATGTCAGCGGCTTTTTGAATAGCGGGTATATTCCCCTCGTTAAGAGTGGTGACGTACTCGCCAAGCGCTTTACCGTTTTCCCGAACAGCGGCAGTAAATGAGCCCTGAGAAATATGAGACCTTCCAAAAACGTCATCAAGATTCTTTTGATGAATCTTAAGGGAGATCTGATGCGCAGTGAGTTTGTCCGCTTCAACGCCGGCCGCTGCGACCGCATCTTTGAATCCGTCAACTGCTTCCTGATCAATCTGTGATTGATTACCAAAAGCCTTGATTGCGATGAACGCCACCGTTGCTGCTGCTGCGACTGCTGTGAACGCCAGGGCGATCGGATTGGCTTCAAGAAAAACACCAACTGCTGCGATGGCCGGTCCGATTGCGGTGATGTTGGTGATCAGCATGCCAATGAGGCCGGCAGCGACAAGAGCACCGCCGCCAAAGACCGTCAACGGTCCAATGATTTCAACGATCGGTCCTGGTATGCCTTTTACAACATTTGTGAAAGCGTCCATGACCGGCATCATGCTCAGGCCGATCTTGTTGCGAACTCCATCCAGCGCGGCGTCAAGTTCGCGCTGCGACCGAATGTGAGCCTTGATCTGAGAGACGTTGTCCCCCGACAAAACCAAACCCATTTTTTCGGCTTCAACGCCAAGAGCCTTGATGCCTTCGGAGCCTTTGTTCAAAAACGGCATGAGGTTCATGGCTGATTTTCCAAACAATTGAAGCGCAATGGCGGTCTTTTCGGGGCCGTCAGCCATTTTGGCAAATCGGTCAGCAACTTCAGGCAGAACCGCAGCCATAGTCCGCATCTTGTTATTGCCATCTCGAGTGCTTACGTTCAAGCGCTCAAATGCGGGCGAATCAACATCAAGTTGCTTTGACATTTTGCCAAGACCGATCGCCAGCGCATCAACATCAACGCCAGACATTCGAGCCGAATAGGCAAGTTTGGAAGCAGCTTCTGCTGTCATCCCGGTATATCGCTGAAGCTTGATTACTTCTCTGCCCAGATCGGTTGTGGAACTGACTGCGGAGGCTGCATAGGAAAGAACCCCTGCTCCAGCAGCCATCATGCCGGCGCTGATTTTGGTAGCGGTGCCAGAAAACTTTGAAGCAGAAGTGTCAGCCTTCGCAGCGTTCTTCTCTGCCTCAGTGGCCACCTTCTTCATCTCACTGATTGCGCCCGAAGCGTCACCAGTGATCAGAATTGCAAGCCGCTCAACAAGAGCCATGGTTCACTCCTTGGGTACGAGCAGCACTGCCAGATCGCCGAGGCGTTGTTGGCGTGTCACGGATGGTGGCCAGCGCATGTCTCGAGCAAAAATGCGCAGGTAATCGGTCAAGAGGTTCAGTCCAAAGGGGCTGGCGACACCGGTTCCCTCTTGATGGCTTTCAGAAGGTCAACAACTTTGAGGGATTTGAGCCTGGCTTCAACTTTTTCGGGTTCAAGATTGAGCCGTTCGGCCATGCAAACAGCAAGAATCGCCCGGCAGTGAGCTGCCGAGCGAACGGGCTCAATTTCGCCCCAATTGCAGGAAGCGACCTTTTCAATCTTGAACGCTTCGTCAAGGGTGAGGTCGTCTTCGGTGATGTGCAGATCGTCAAAGTTGATGACCCACCGCATAGACACGGCGCCTTCATTGAATCGCACCTGGAGTGCTTCAAAGATTGCGCCGAGGTGGTCGTCGTAGTCACCTGCGGCGATCCGGTTGGCAATGTTCTGACCTGAGGGTGAAGTCACAGTATTCCTTTCAATGCGCCGCCGGCCTGCTTGCCGAAGGACTTAGCGAGCTCGCCACGCACTGCGTGGCCATAACCGGCAGGAGCGATCCGCAGCGCTGCCGCTTTTGACTCGGGCCAAGCAGTGGTTTCACCATGAGTGCCCTGGTGGAACGCGTAGGCGCGCAGGTTTCCGCCAATGGTCAGCGCATGAGCCCCGCTGCGAGTTCGCAGCGTCCCCGTCTTTGCTTGCTGACGCACCGAGCCGTATATGTTGTAATTGACTTTGATCTGCTTCTTGCCGATCACGCCACGGTTGGCCTTGAAACCACCGGAAGCGGACCGCTCCGAGAACGCTGCGCCGATGCCGAGCCGTTGCGATTTTTTGCGGAGCGAATTGCGAGTGCCGAGCAACTTGGCACCGATGAAGTGCCCTTTGGTCGGCATGTACAGCAGGTGGATCGGGCCTCGATACGAGACCAGCGTGGTGGCACCAGTGCCACCTTTGACGTCGTAACCGACGTTCCACTTGCGCCGGCCGATCTTGGCGCCGGGCTTTGCACCGTGACGGGCAGCAACACCAAGCCAGGCGGTCTTGACCTCCATGCCGACGGACCCGGCAGCTGCACGGGTCGCGTCGGGCATGGTGTTAGCCGCTTTTTTGCAGCCGTCGACAAGGTGACGCACTTCGCCAGGCTTGAAGAGGCCGGACATGAATTAGGAGGTGGTGCGGGTGAGGTCGCCCGAGCGGGGCCAGGTGACGCTTGTCGTTGAAAGGTCCCCAACCTTCCCCTTGACTCCAGCGCCGGTGGCGGTCACAAGGTACGAACCGGAATACAGCGGGTTCGTGGCCGAGGTTGCAGCCGAGGTGGCCTTGACGGTGCAGGTGATGACCGTGCCTCGAGCACTCCAAAGCGTGGAGTCAACCTTGCCGGCGGCGTAGTCCTGTTGGAACTCGATGGTGATGCCACCATCCTTGAGCCCACCGATGCGGGTATGCGCACCAGAGGAACCGAAGTTGGTGGTGTCAATGTCAGCGGTGCTGTCATCGATTGTCACCGAAGTGACGTGATCGCTGAGGTCCACCGAGTTGACAGTGATGACCGGGCTGGTCAGAACAAAAACGGCCATGATGGCCTCCTTGGTACGCGAAGAAACCGCCCGCAGGCGGCTTCAGTTGGATTGGATACTGCGGTTACTGAATGGCGGCGAATGTGGCGTAGGTGACCGAGCCAGTCGTGCCACCCAGAGTTATCTGCGAGCGCCAATACGGGTCGGTAGTGGCCGTAGCCGAAGATCCGAATTGCGAACCGGCGGCGCTGACTGTCGACAACACAACACGGTTAGTGACCGTGCCGGCCGTAAACGTCGAGTTGGGACTGGTTTGCAGCTTGATCGTCACCGTGCGGTCGCCAGTCACGTTGAAAATGTGCACGCCGACGTAAGCAATTTGCCCTGCCGAAACTGCGCCAAGAGTTGCGCCGACACTACTAGCAACGGTGGCCGAAACGGTTGTCTTGGGGACCAGAACCGTTCCCTGCAGCACACCCTCGGCCTGAGCGCCGGAAAGCGTGGCGTTGATCTTGGCGGCGTCACCGACTTTCATCGGATCCGAAATGGTCTTGAGCATTGCTCGAGAGGCGTAGCAACGATCACCGGCGGTGACGGTGCCGCCAGTCGGGAACGCAACAGCGGTGACGAGCTCCACGACACCGCCACGGTCACCGAAGAACGCCGGCTCGGAGATGGAGGGGTCCAAGAACGTCATCAGCGAAATGTTGGAATCCTGCAGCCCCCCGACACGAGTGTGAGCGCCGGCCGAGCCGAACGTGGTCACGTCCACATCGGCGTACATGGTCTCAATGGAGAGCTCGTTGGCGACCGAGGTGAGGTCGTAGCCGCCGAAGTAGATGTTGCAATCTTTCAGAACCGGCATTGGTGCTCCTAGCGGGCGTAGACGGTGACATCGAAAGAGCCGCCCCAGTACTGCAGGGAGGCGACCTCTTCGGCGTTCAACGGGCGGAAGTCGGTGACAATCAGCGACTCGGCGAAACCATTGAGGGTGGGGTCATCCTCGATGGCGGCACGCACCGACAGAACACCGGTCGGATCGGCGTACTCATCAAGGTTGTGGGCCGCTTCGTCAAGTAGCCCCTGGGCGACAAGGACCATGATGCGAAAGCTGTACTGCTTCAAAGCGCCATCGCTGTTGAAGCTGCCGTGATAGGTGATTGACGGTGTCACCACAACAGCAGCCGGCGGTGTCACCGAGCCGGGCTCGGCGCCGTACACCTGCAAACCTTGAATGGTGCTGAGTTGATCAACGAGGCCAGCGCGCAGCTGGGCGATCGTGGCCATCAGGCCATACCAAGAATTGAATCACCGTTGCGATACGGACGCAGCAAAGCAACAGCCTGCGGGGACATGCGACCGATACGAACGGCGCCCATCTCGTTGAAGCCGGCAACACCAAACGGTGCTTCACGAAGCTTGAAGATCTCGCCGGCCATGATTAGACACGACTGGCGAATCGCTTCGGGCACCGCGCTCCAGCCCCATTTGGCGGTTATCTGAATCGTCGGTGTTTGCGTGTTCATCGGCAGGATCGGCTTGTTGAAACGAAGCCGCCAGGTGGGCAGACCGTCAAGACCGTCGGCGACACCGTTGAGCGGTTCCACCTGGTAATCAGTGGACACCGTGTAGGTCGTGTCGTAGGTGCCGTTATCGGCGCTTGAGGCTTTCACCGAAGTGATTGACCAAGCGTCATCAATGAGGACCACACGGGTGTCTTTGGAGTAGTAGACCCGAGCCGAAGCAGCGCTGTCAGCCCAGAACCGGCGGGCGCAGTAGGCGTCAATCTGCCGTGATGCCGTGTTGAGGGCGTGAGCAAGATCGTCGCCGTAGGTGACGGCATTGACGGTCATGTAGCCGGCGAGGTCAGCCGTGGTGGCGTAGCCGTTGGTGACGGTGACGGTCATACCCCTTGTCCTTTCCACGGGTTGAAGAGCAGTGAAAGCGCCAGCAGTGGCAGCGCCCATGAGGGCAGACCGTCAACGCAGCGCAGAGCGAGCACAGGTGCTGCCCATTGGTAGAGCCGCACCGAGTCGGTAGCAGCGACGAGTTGCCCGTAGGCAAGAGCCAGTGCGACCTCGAGGCGAGCGTCAAGAAACGCAACAGCGGCAACGAGTCCGCCCCAGGGGGTGAGCATCGTGCCAGCGTCAACCCACAGGCCCCGGTGGTACTTCTTTGAGGCTTGAATCGGGTGGGCGATTATCCACGCGTTCTCAGCGTCAAGAACATCGGGGCCTTGGCGCATCAACCAACGAACGCCGACAGGGACCAGCCCGATCAGCAGCCATGGTTGCCAGGCGTACACGGCAGACCACACGGGTGCGGTCTCTCGAACACAACCAGCAACCAGCACCAGCGCGATCGCTGCCGGCCAACAGATCGGCCACAGGACCGCAGCTGCGAGAGCGAGCGCCATGGCTGGTGCGTCAACAAGCACAGGGTGACGCCAGTTGAACCAGATGCCCGGCAGGGCGATCACTGCGACCATCCACACCGAGTGGGCGTAGAAGGCGGTGAGTGCGCCTATGGCGAGCACGGAGAAGCGGGTGAGGTACTGCCAGCGGGAACTGTCAGCGCCCAGCAGACGGGGAAGCAGCCACCTCAGGTGAAACGGGCGGGCGACACGCTGCGAGCTCGCAGCAAAGTACCGGACACCATCAGGGGTGAGGCTCATCGCATCGAACCTCGCAAGATGCGGTACATGTCTTCGGTGAGCGTGTAGTTGATGCCCTTGACATGACCGATGCGGCAACCGGTGTGGACATGGATCGGGAAGCCTGCGGCTTTGATGCGCTCGCAGAACGTGAGATCTTCGCCAACCCAACCGTCGACACCGACAGCGGGATGTTCGGCGAACCATGACCAGCGGCCTAAACCGACATCGGTGCGGATCTTCTCAAGCACCGATCGATGCACCAGGAGAAACGCTGCGCCGGTGGCGTCGCATTCAACGAGTTGGCCGGTGGGGTAATCCCAGCGGGGCAGATAGCCGCCGTTGCCGTCAGCGTCGAACACGGTGGGAACCAGCCCGGCGAACGGGCCGACCTGACCGGATTGACCGAAGCACAGCCCACCAACGACCGGTGCACGTTCGGCGTGGGCGGCGTCGCAGATGATGTCGAACGCTGCGTTGTCGAACACCATGTCGGAGTCGATCAGCAGCAGCCAGTCATCCTTGGTGGCAAGGAACTGGTCGACGGTTTGGTTGCGGCCACGACAGATTGCTCCGCCGGAGCGGACAACGATGCGGCCGGAGATCTTGTTGGTGCGAAGCCGACACAGATCAGCGATTGACACAGCGAAGTCTGAAGTGACCATGCCGGGATCTAGCCAGGCGATGGTGACACGACCTTTGATGGCCATGAGAGCTCCTTGAGGGTGTGAGGGTGAGGGTGTGGTGATCGGCGGCGACCCTCAGCGCCACCGACCACCACGAACTACGAACTACTGATCGAAAGATCAGTAACCGCTGGGGGCCACGAACCCGGTGCCGGAGCAAACCGAGAACGCTGTGCTGTAACGGCGGGAGGTGAACGCCGAGTAGTTGTAGACCTGGAGACGAACCTGAAGCGTGTTCGCATCGGTTTCGAACAGGACACGGCTGCGGGCCGGACCTTCAAACAGCGCGAGGTCGCTGAAGCGACCAACGATGACTCGGGTCTGGTTGGTGCTGTAGGTCGAGCCGATGTTCGGGTCGAGGTACACCGGCACGCCAGCGATGGTTCCCACAAGGGACTCGGCCTGAGTGTCGGTCGCGAAGCCAGCGGCGTTGAACGGCATACCGCCGGTGGGCACCACAAACGGGCGACCGTTGGTGTCAACCTGGCTGACCAGCCAGTACCACATGGACGGGTTCATGACGACAGCGTCGGCCGGCAGGAACCTATTTTTCGCCACGTTGGAGATGCCCTTAGCGATGGCGGCGTAAACGCCGGCAGCGGTCGGGGTCGTAGCGGTGTAGGTGATGCTGGTCACGCCAGTGTTGGTCAGAATGCCCTCATGAGCACCGCTGCTACCGTCGCCGGCGATGACAGCCGAACCGATCGCCCCGGCGTGAGCCGCGATGAGATCGGCGAACACAACCTGGTCGAAGTTGATCGGGCTCTGCTCGAGGAGCTGAAGCGCGAAGACCTGCTGGCCGGCGTAGGTGTTCACCGGGGCGGTGACCGTGGAGGTGGTCATGTCGGTGTTCGACGCAGCAGCGTTGTCGACCTGAGCGCCAACCGATGCGCCACCCGAGATCTTCGGGAGGTTGATCGAGTCGGTGCCGGCGGGGAGCTCGTACTTCGAAGCAAGATCGGCGGTCACACGACCGGCGCGAGCGAGCTTGATGTACTGGTTGAGAAGCCACAGCGGAGGAACGAACTCGCCGCCCTGACCGTCGGTGCGGCTCATGTTGGTGCGGGACTCGATGGCCATTTCGTCAGCGTGACGCTGAAGACGGTTGCGGGCCTCGGTGTCGAAACGACCGGGAGCCGAAGCGAGAGCGAGATCCTTGAAGTAGGAAGCCTCGCCGCCCTGGCGGTAGGTCAGTTCGTTGGACTTGACGCTGATGCGCGCCTCGGTTGCGTCGGTGGGGACGCTGATCTGCGCTGCCTCAGCACGCGCTTCGTTATCTGCAGTCACGAATGACTCCATTTCTTGGATGCGAGCACGGAGCTCGGTGGTCTCTTCGTCGATCTCGGAGATGCGTGAGCGCTTCTCGGAAAACTCCACGACCTCAAGCTCGTTGAGCTCGGACCGTTCCTCGGCGGCGGGGACTGCGAGAAGTGCTTCGATCTCCGAAGCAACAGCAGACCGCTCGTCAAGGCGCGCCTTGAGCTGGGCGCGCAGCTTGTCCAGAAACTCCATTGGAGTCTCCTTTCAGTTGACGGATGGGAGCCCAGGTGCGTTATCGGGTGCGCGCTGAGGTGCCCAGAGCTACTGGGCGGCGTCAGCGGCGGCGCGAAGCGCGGCGTGGGATAGTGCGATGCCGCTAGGCGGCAGGGGTGCTGATCGTGGCGAACTCCGCCAGCGCGTCAGCGAGCGAAACGGACCGGGCCATAGCCGGGTACATCTCGGTCATCTCTTCGGAGTCGACAGAGGCGTCTTCGCATTCGTCGACTTCTTCCCACCAGTCAAGAGCGCACAGCACTCCGACAAGCGCACGGAGCGACTGAGCGGCTGGTGAGCCTGACTCAAGCTCGGCGGCTTCGCCGGCGATCAGCTGTGCGAGCAGCTGGCGGATCTGGTCAACGATTGAATCCTCAGCAGCTTCGGCCTCGGGATCAAGGTCGCGCGCTTCGGTGTTCGGGTGAGCGGCGTTCATCTGTGCCACGGTGGCCTCGCTTGCTGGGTAGGTGACGAGCGAGGCGTCGTACAAGGCGACCTCGGTGATTCGTCGTTCGGTGTAGTCGTCGTTCCATTCCTGTCGGGTGACTCGGAAGGCGAACGACATCTGGTCAACATCGCCGCGCAGCACAGCGGAACGAACCGACTGCGCATAGGGGCTCGCGGGATCAAGGTCGGCGTCGACCATCATCCCCATGTCATCGGATACCAAGCGCATGGTGCCGCTTGCCGTGCGGGCAAGAGCGATGCCGCCGTGGTCGTAGAGCAGACGAACATCGGCGCCGTCCTTGATGGACTTGGCGGTTGCTCCTCGAGCAACGGTTTCCATCCAGCCGCCGGCCTCGGGGCCACCGGCGATCGGGTAGGGCACGTCGTAGACGGTGGCGTAGCCACGCAACTTGAACTCGCCCTCAGTTGGTGCGGTGATCGTCGGTGAAGCGACAAGCACTCGAACCTCGACGGGCACCTTGCCCTTGCGGGTCGTGCGTTGGTCGGTGATCTTGGCGCGCTGTTCGTCGCTGAGGCGTGCCAGCACAACCTCGGGAAGGGAATCAGACGGCATTGATTGGCTCCGTCGTATCGGGTGCGGTCGGAACTTCCAGCGGCTCGGTCGCATCAATCTTTGACGCATACGGGGGCCACAGGTACTGGGCGCCGTCGTTGTTTGGCAGCGGCGGCAGATTGTCCTCGGCTCGGATCTCGTCAACCGAGCGGACACCCATGCGCAGGCGCGCCGTTTGGATGTGGACTCGGGTTCGGGCGTCGGTGCGCAGAAGCTCGTCGGTGTTGGCTCGCACCTGAACGGTGGAGCGCAGCAGTGCCGACAGTGCGTGCTCGAGGCGTGCGATCCATGGCCGGCCAGCGAGCACCAGCAGGTGCAGCATCCGTGACTCGACGTTCGAATACGTCATGGACGAGCCGGAGTCGGCGCCGATCATTTCGGGCGGTACGCCATAGATGCGGGCGATTTGGGTGGCGGTGAACTTCATGGTCTCAAGGAACTGAGATTCATTTGCCGGGACGCTGACGGGGGCGTAGTCAAGGCCGGCGCCGAGCACTGCGACGCCACGGTTGCCGTGCATGGCTTCGTTCCAGCGTTGCTTCATCGCATCGGCTTGTTCGCCGGTCAGCTGCTGATCGGTGGACAGCACCGCAGACGGTGTGGCGTTGTCGCCAAACCACTTGGCGCCGAAGCGTTCAGCGCCGAGCGAAATGCCCAGCTGCTGGCGGGCGTAGTCAATCGGGGAGAGGCCAATGGGCGTGCCGGGCACGGTGTAGGCGGGAACGTGCAGCAGTGAGCCGCCGGCCTGCCACAGGTCCATGCGTTCGCCGAGCACTCGGTACTCGAACGGGCCGAGCGGGCCAAGGCGGACGACCGACACGTAGTCGGGGTGGATCAGTTGAATCTGAGTGGGTTCGCCGAATGCGCCGACCTGCTTGATGAGCCCGTAGGCGTTGCCTCGAAGCAACAGTGAGCGCATCATCTGGCCGCGCCAATCGGCAGCGGTCAGGGCCGGCTCATTGGAAGGCGACACCAGCAGGGGGTGATCGGCGATCATTGACTCGGTGCCGTCGGGGTTGCGACGGAACGCATGCCAGGGGAGCGGCGCCACAATGTCGGTGAGGAGATTGACGCAGCCCCACACCGACGCGACGCGCATAGCCGAATCGGTGTTGACTGTCTCGCCAGCGTCGGTTGGGTAGTAGAAGCCCGGCGGGGGGATCGCTGCCTGTGACAGCAACACGTCGCCGCCGTTGGAACGTCGCTCGGCCGTAAGGCCACGCAGGATACTCACGAAGCCTCCGAATCAACGCCGAGCGCATACCCGATCAACATGAGGCACAAGCCTCCAAGGATCGCTGCGGCCGGCCAGTAGATGAACGCTGCTCCTGCGACGACAGCGAACATCCCGACAATTTCAATGACAGTGGAAATGACCTGTGCTTTACGCATCGCCACCTCCAAGGGTGAGGGTCAGAAGATCTGAGCGGTCACATTCAACGGGGGAGCGGCGTTCGCATTGAATACGGCACGGTCCAAGCCCGCCACGGCGCACACGCCAAGATCAATGTGGCGGGTGCTGTTCTTTGTTTCTTTCGTGGGGCGTGCCCCTCGAGCGTCCAACTTGAGCACCATGGACTCAACATGGCGAGCCAACCTTGGGTCGCCATCGTGGGTGAAGGTGTTGTCCAGGACTGCGTCGTAGAACAACTTCCACGCCTTCACCATTCGATCGACCGAACCCATGGGGTATTCGACCATCGGCAAGCCTTCGTCGGACAGCACCTGCATGGAACGCTGCCAGCGGTACGGGTCCATGCCGATCTCAATCACGCCAAGCGAACGGGCCGAGTCGCGCAGTTTCTGCTCAACCTCGGCGACTGGCACACGCCAATCGGAAGACTCCTCGGTCTTTTCCCAGAGGCCAACAACCCACATGTGTGGGCGGTCCTCAACGGAAATGGCGATGATTCCTGTGGAGTCACCAGACCAGGAGCCGTCACCCATGAGCACTACTGGCACATCGGGGTCAACGACACGGTCAGGTTCGGCGCAACGGTTCCAGGCGCCGTTCGGTAGCGCAGCCTGAGATCCGACCACCCACACGTTGGTGCGTTTGGTTCGGAACTCGGCTTCAGGGGTTCGCACCAGAGTTGACTCGAAGTCTTCTCGGGAGTTGAGATCGCCGAAGCCCGGATTGGATTCAGCCCACACCTTGGGGTCGGTGTGGTCGGCTTCAGCTCCGGCCTTCGGTTCCCACCAGGCGAAGAAGAACGATGGGTCAATGATCTCTTTGGAGGCGACCTTCGTGCCGTGCTGGTACAGCCGGTAGCAGATCGAGTCACGGCCGAGGCTGTCGGTTCGACTGCCAGCGGTGGTGATCGCAATGTTGAGTGGTTCACGTCGCGCAGCGGAGCCGAGCTGCATCACGTTGTACATCTCGTCGTCGGGCTGAACGTGCAGCTCGTCGAAGATGATGGCGGTGGGGCTCAGACCTTCCGAGGTGCCAGCCTCACGGGACAGCACCCGATAGACCGAGCCAGTGTCGGGGATCTCAATGGCGTCTCGGTAGAGCTTGGCCATGCCGGCCAATTCTGGGTCCAGTTCGATCATGCGTCGGGCGGTGCCGAACACGATGCGGGCCTGATCTCTGGTTCCGGCGCAGCTGTAAACCTCGCCGCCAACGTCGCCGCAGAACAGCGAGTAGAGAGCGATACCGGCGCCAAGTGCGGACTTGCCCGACTTGCGGGGCATCCCGATCAGCGCCGAGCGGTGTTTGAGTCTGCCGGCCTTGTCCTCGGCGAACAGTCCGTCAAGGAGCTTGAGTTGCCAGGGGCGAAGAGTGATCAACTCGCCAGCGTCGCCACCGACCGAAGCCTTGGTGATTCGGCAGTAGGTGTTGATGAACTCGGCAACTTCAGAACCTCGAGTGCGAGTTCTGGCGTTGGGGCTCAGCGTGATCCAGCGTGGCGGCCATCCAGCCGTCCTAGCTGCCACGGTTTTGGCGCAGCTTTTCGAGGGTGGATGCAGCTTTCACTTCGGCAAGTCCGAGGCGGCTGCGGGCAGCCGGATCGAATCCAAGTTGAGCAAGTTGGGCGATGATCTGCTTGTCTAGGTCACGCAGCGCTTTGCGAGCGTCGCTGCCTTGGGTTTGCATCACCAGCTCCCGAAGCGTGGTGCGCTCCTCGATGGACTCGCGCAGCAGAACGCAGGCGAGCGAGTCGGAAGCGGCTAGCCATGCTTTGCCGGCCTCAAACACAGCGGCCAGTGTGGCTTCTGGGTCAAGGTCAACCGGCTCAGGATTGATGGCGGCGACCGCAACCAGGGCGGAGCCGTTTGGAAGTGGGCGCCTGCCGGGGTTGCCCAATTTTCGCTTCTGTTCGGTCGGTTTTGGTGGGCGTCCTACGGGCATCATGCACCTTTCGTGCATAAATATCAGCGTTCGAGGGTTTCGCGACTGCACACGGAAGGG